TTAAAACTCTCCCGGTGCCTGCACACCGCCTCCGTCTGTCACATACATTGCGCATTCCAGCGGGTGGCCCACCCGTGGCTCAAAGTAATACCATTTACCGTCGATCAACTGCCAGTCTGTGACCGCGTAGCCGTCACTGTTAAAATAGTACTTATGATGGTTAATCACCTGCCAGCAAGACCGGTAACACTCCGTTGTACTATAAGCATACCACCAGCCATTGCTATCATGGTGCCAGCCGATCTCATAGGCTGGAGTCTCTACCATGGACCAGTCCGGACGGCCATATCCATCAATCCGGCTGTTGCTCAGGCTATACTCCTTGTCACAAACTGCGCCGCCGTTGGGGATCACCTCGGTCCCGTTGCTTGTGTTTCCCTCTATCGTCCGCACCTTAGTAAAGGTAACCTCTGTGACTATGCCGGTGTGATTGATCCGATCGGCCCCCCGGAAGAATATCTGGTCTCCTGGCTGCGGATCCATCTTGTGGTATTGGCCTTTAGCCTTGTAATACTGTGCCGAGGTGGGTGTGTATGCCGAGAATCCCCCGCCGATAAGCTGTTGAGCATCAACACGACCGAACGCCTGTACAAAACACCAATCTACGAACATATCACACCAGGGTTGCCCCTGAAGAGATGGAAATAAGTCTCTGGCATATTTCGTGTAGTTATTATCTCCAGCATTGGCCGTCTTACTGTCCAGCTGACTATTACTCTTCTTTTCGAGATATCCCAGTTCTGATCTGGCTATTGCTATTACTTTTTCATATGATTTCACAATCCATTCCTCCAATCAAAAAAGGCCCGGGAATCCCCAGGCCTAGAAAAATTTGTACTATTACGACCGTTGCGATATCGCAACAGCTCCGGCGCCGGCCGAGAGATAAGCGGATCACCTCCGGCGTTACTGGCCGCCACCCTTTTTATATTTTGTACGCTGCCATATTTCCGATATTTTTTCCCAGCCCCCCATTGCTACAAGTGCCACCAGAAAAGCCACTATGATACAGGCCACAATCATATACCATACTATACGCTGATTGAGATATGTCATAATCATCACCAAGGCCAAAGGACAGAGTACTAATGACAGGACGATAACCACCGACGACGTTGGCAGCTTATCCAAACCAGGCCACGACTTAATTACCTGTGTAATAGCTGATACTATAAAAGCCATCACTCCGATAGCAATTAATAAGTACGATCCATACTGCATAATTGTATTGATTTCCATAGATTAATCCTCTCTTTCTGCCGGTTCTTCCGGCATCTTCATCAGCTTGTCTTTGAGTTCCGTTGCTACATCATTCCCACCCAATTCATGGTAGGCATCATACATACGTTTCACGTTCTCTTTCCCGTAGATCGGACAGAATCCCTTGTCCTGATAATGGTTGTATGCCTGAATAATCCGGTCCCTAAGAAGGGCCTGCATTCCATCATGGAGCGCACCATTCTTTCGGCTCTCCTCTTCTTGTCTCTTTGCCAACTGTCGATAACCGAAACCCAAAAAGGTAGAAACAGCTATAAAAAACCATTCCACCCAATGGGATCCGATATACTGTATAATCTCATTCACGGCATAGTACCGCCTTTCCTTAATAGTCCTGCCCGGTAATCTCCTTGTATTCCTCGGCGGTGATCCAGCGACCTACCGCATTGCGTACCATACCAATCGACCAGTACCCATCACCGTAATATCCCTTAACCTTGTTATACTTACTCATATCCTACACCTCCTCTAAGTCAATGCCGCCCATCATAGCTACATACGCGAGCTGTGCCTGTGTGGCTGCCAGCTGCTCCCGCAGGTCCGGCGCCCGGAACTCTGCAATCATTACGGTGCCGATCACGTCCCGCGTCTCCATAATCGGATCGCTGGACTCTGGATTAGTCCCTGTCTGGACCTGTTCTGTACCTATGACATAGTTATCATCTTTCGCCAGTCGGCCAGCATACACAAGGTCTGAACGCGTCAAGATAGGCTCCCCGGCATCGTCCATGACGGTGATAGACTTTGTGGCCTTAACGTCAGCCTCGATCTCCGCAAACGTGGCAGCCGCCGGCTGGAAGATCACCTTCCCTCCCTGCTCCCCCAGCTGGAGGCCATTGACTACGAGATCATACAGTTTCTCATTGATTTTGATTTTTTCCATGATGAAAATTCCTTTCCGCCTGCCGGATCATGCCGGACGCAGGCAATAAAATAAGCCCTATAAGGGGCTGGTCAAAATGTTACACTCTAAAATTGTTATGATTTCTTACCTGGTTAAATAGTGATTTAGCGTACAAAACTGTAACCGGAGGTAATATTAATCAGTTTACGGTTGATGGACGCTACCACGTGCTGGATATGATTGACGTAGGTGATTTTACAAACTGGGGATATCAAAATAATGCAAATGATTTTGTTGTGCATGTACAAAATTTGTATCCCAATTTAACAGGATCAAATACGTACATTCGCCAAATATGGTACGATGTTAGATCTAATAACATTTTTGTCCGCATGTGCTTGGCTAACGTCTGGAAATCTACTGTAAAACTCCTGTAGGACGGCAATCGCTGTGTAAATGATCATTTATACAATTGCAATCACACCAACCCGAATATAAGTATCGGCGGCAATGGCCGCACCCTCATTATCAAAAATTATTTTCGCGATTTGATGAGTCGAATTATCGTAATCGTATCGTATATTCGTAAGTTTAGCTATTGCAGGAAAAAATATAAACACGGACGGCTTTGATGAAAAACCTCTTGCGCTGATATTAAAATCAAAAGCATTATCCTTGCTGTTAGCTGCAATAGACCTACCAAAAACAAAAGCGCTGGTATACGCTCGGAAGTATTTTCCCTCGTTTAAATCACTATTTAGATCATCAGCCTTCTTGTTTACACTATATACTGTCGCCGCGCTTGCTACCTTTGTGGCATCATTTATAATCTGATTTGTCAAATCAGTTTTTAATAATCTCGCCGCCACCAATCCGGCCAGTGTATTTAATTGTGCATCCGTAATATCTGCATTGTCGTTCAGATCTTTTACGTCTACCGCCTCGCCGTAAGCTGGCTTTTTCAAATTGTAATGTTGTGTATAATCCATTTTATTACCTTCCTCTCTAATATTTAAGATCTTCCCATGTCCGCCAGAATACTTTCCCCCATGTTTCAGATTTCAGGCTGCCCCAGGTCTCTCCTCCAGTGCTAACAGTCTTAAGTGATCGTATTCCAGCCCATGTAAAGGCTTTAATATCTCCCCATGTATATGGTTTTAGATCTTCCCACGCTGTATAGGTATATTCGAATTCATAGGCAAGATGGGCCGGTTTCACGTCCTCTAACATAGTGATAAGCGCCTGCATGTTACGAGGAATCCCTTTAATCCCTACGAATCTGACAATAAAGCGGTAGTTTGCCGCATCCTCAATAATTTCCACTTCCCCACCGCTGAAGGTCTCGGCCGCATTCTTAAGAATCTGCACCGTTGATGTTCCATAACTTCGAATCTTATTCTTTATGATTTCCCGGCGTTCTTCATAAGATAATAACAGGTTTGTCGTTATTCCGTATTCTGCTTCCCAATATAGCAAGCCCCACGTAGCTGTATCCACGAAGCATTGATTCCATACCTCTTCCAAATCGTGTTGCAGTTGTCCTATGGTATGACCCTCCGTACGATATATCTCTGCCAGATCGCGTATATCTGCCAGAAAAGGCGGCGCATAGCAGGCTAAATCTATAAAATACTCAGACTGGCTCTCTTGCGCGGTTTCATATCCATACTTTTCTAGTCCATATAGCGACTTACCATACAATTATGATCCCCCCTTTAGTTGTCCCCAGGTATAAGCGCCTTTAAGCTGGGCCCACGTAAATGCTCCCTTTGGTACGCCCCCTGTAACATGTCCCTGCGAGTTGACAGTCACACTCTGATAATCTCCTGCCACCACTCCACTATTAGGGTGGGAATATTTCGTATCTGGCGGCGTCTGCCAGCTTCCGTCTGCTCTTAAAAATTTCGTTTGTGCTCCTGCCGCTGGAGCCGGTACAAGACCATGTGTGCCCGCAGCGCTGGCCGTCGCCCCTTTCATGTCACTGTAAGTTGTATTGGGTGGTGTCTGCCATGTTCCATCAGCCCTCAAATACTTTGCCTGTGCTCCTGCGGGTGGAGCCGGAACTAAACCTGCTCCACCCGCGGCGCTCGCTGTCGCTGCTTTGAAAGCGGAATAGGTTGTATTATTATCTGCCGCCCATATCGCGGTACCATCGGCAGACCATTTCAGGAATTGCCCGAAAGCCCCGCCGGCAGGAATATGCTTATTACCGGCAGTTGCTGGATGTGCATAAACCGTATCCGTGAATTTTGCACCAGCTGGAACAGGAGTTAGAACAGTGATATTTTTCCATGTCCCCCATGAATCACTATAATAATTCCTTTCATATGTTTTCGGATTACTGACAGTGTACTCCACGATCCTCTGGTATACCCCAGCGTGTTTTCCTACTTCCATGAAAAAAGCCATTGTTGTTGGGCTATTTTTAAATGTTGTGACAGTTGCACTCATAGGACAGTAATAATACCCAGGTGTTGTAATTGTATTAAGATCGGTATTAGCCGCTATATTATTAACATTCAAGTAATTTGCATAATTTGCAGTACCTCCATTTGCTGGAAGTGATGCAGGGAAATCAGTAATCTGCGCTTTGGTATGTGTATGGGAGCTTGGCGCTGCTCCTGCCTGCGCTGCGGTTACTCCATGCGGATTACTTTTATTGCTGATATGGCTCGATATTCCATTCCATGTGTCCAGCATAGCCTGGGTAATCTTATCTAAAATTGCTTTATTACTATGGGTATGGCTTTGACTTGTATCTACATCAGCCTGCGTTATAAAACCAGGATCATTTGTAAACTGAGATAGTTTTGTTGGCATATCAGTAATCTGGCTTTTCGTATGAGTATGAGCTGATGGCGCAAAAGTACTCGGCTTACCAGTTATCTCAGTCCACCCATAGGAAGGCTTCGTCGTAGCTTTCGCCCATGCTGCTACATCGGATGCAGGCATGGAAGAGGGAAAATCTGTTATCTGTGACTTTGTGTGGGTATGACCAAACACGCTGATTTCTTTCCAAGCACGCCATGTATCACTGTTATACAAACCCATTCTGTAATACACTTTATCCGTGTCACCATTGTATGGATAAAGGAACTGAATACACGCCATATTTTTGTAGCCTTTTATAGTATGCACTGTGCAGTAATTGTTTCCGTTGAATTTTGCAGTCGGTAGATTACTGAAAAATATTGTCTCGCCTTGCGGATATGTTGATGGTAAATCCGTCCCCTGCTTATAATTGTCAGACTGAACAGACAGCAGATTGTGTGTGTGCGACGATGGTAAAAATGCGGAAGGCTTGCCCCCTATCTCTTCCCAACTGTAAGCCGGCTTATTAGCAGCCTTAGCCCATGCCAATACATCACTGGCTGGCATAGCACTCGGCTTGTTTTTAATATAGGCATCTGAGTTATCATCAACGACATTCCAGTCCGCTTGTACATTAACCTCTGCTCCAGCAGCGATCCCTGCCAATTTATCAACCATGGCCTGGGTGAGCTTATCGATGATGCTCTTATTTGCATGGGTGTGTTTTTTATCGTTTGCATCGTTCCAGTTTGCTCTCTCTGTCGCTGTGATGTGCTTCACGGCGTCGCTGATGTGCGCGTACGCTGCTGTCCAATTATCAAGCAGAGTCTGAGTAATCTTGTCTATTACCGTCTTATTCCCATGCTCATGCCTCTTATTATAGGCATCTGTCCAATTTGACAGTAACGTCTCTGTCAGCTTATCCAGCGTAGACTTATTGCTGTGGGTATGCTTCTTTGCATTCGTATCATCAAGAGCCGCTTTATCCTCTTTGGAAAGGAGTCCGTCCACACTCTGGGTTGCTTTTGGGATTGCGTTAGCTGAGATCGCAATCCATGCCGTGCCGCTCCAGCGATAGGTATAATCCGTATCTTTGACATTGACTGTCCAGCCGTCCTCCGGATTTGGATACGTGGCCGCCAGATCCGCGAAGGTATTAACCGCCTCTTTCCAGTCGATGGCCGTTTCCAGTGCGGAAAACTTATTGTCTACCTCATTCTTTGTATACTTATCATCCCAGTTCGGCTTGTTGGTGGAGATTGTACTGCGTATATCATTCTCAGCGGCAGTAGCCCGGCTAACTTCCGCAGTTATATTTCCCTGTAGCTCCGCTTCCTTCGCTTTCGCCCGAGTAACCTCTGCTGATACAGAGTCACTATTGGTTTTCTCAGCGGCCTTTGCTCTCGTAACCTCAGCAGCAAGGTTATCAGTCAGAGTCTTTTCTGCCCCTTTTGATCGGGTTACTTCTGCTGTTAGGTTATCGGCATTCGTCTTTTCCGCGGCTTTCGCACGGGTAACTTCCGCGGATAGATGGTCCGTTAAGGTCTTCTCTGCCGCCTGCGCTCTCGTCGTCTCAGTCTGAATACTGCCTTGTAGTTCTGCTTCTTTCGCCGTTGCCCGGTCCGACTCGGTTGTAAGATTGTCAGCATTCGTTTTTTCCGCAGCCTTTGCTCTCGTCACTTCCGCATTAAGATTACTCGTAAGCGTTTTTTCGACTCCGATTGCACGAGTAGTTTCGGCAGCAAGGTCATCCGTCAGAACCTTCTCTGCTCCAGTCGCCCGCGATATCTCTGCTGATAAATCTCAGTTAATGTTTTTTCTGATGTTTTTGCTCTGGTAACTTCCGCAGATAAATTATCTGTCAACGTCTTCTCAGCCGCCTTTGATCTTGTCACTTCGGCCGATAAATCAGTGGTGAGTTTCTGCTCTGCTTCAGTGGCCCTTGCAGCTTCGGCAGAAAGGTTTTCGGTCAACGTCGCCTCTGCTCCGGTTGAGCGTGTTATCTCAGCAAACAGATCATCTGTCAACTTCTTTTCTGCCACTTCAGCTCTGGAGGTCTCCGCCGCTAAATTATCTGATAATACTCTCTCTGCACTTTCCGCCCTTACAGTTTCATTCAAGATATCATTGGCAAGGGACGCTTCTACAGTTTCAGCACGTATCACCTCGTCATTAAGTGCTTTTTGAGTTAATATCGTGCTTTCCTGTAATCGGTTTACATCTTCTGCCTCCACAGTATCCCCATCTGTCTCATAGCTGATATAGACTCTCGGTACATCAGCATATAGCCGGATAATACGCTTCCAGGGTGTCGTACTGGGCGTCAGTAAGGCATAGTTCTGTATTCTATCCCCGGTAAGCTTAGGCCCCGTATATACAGATAAGGTAGATACATTCACGTTATCATGGAGCAGTTCACCCTCATAAACTCCATTTGTAACCTGGACTACCTCCTCTATCACATAGACATTTCCATCAATCTTGTTGAGTTTTTCCTTGAATTGGCCTACTTCCACTACATCACCTCCAAAACCACTGAGCCAGCCACCGCTATTTCTTCATCCGTCAGCTCTATATTCTTCGATTGTCCATTCAGGGTGAGATCCGAAAAATCCTCCACCCCTGCTGTGTTCAATAAAAGATTCCCAGTCCTTGCCAGACTGACATAGGTGAGATCAAATGCCCCTCCACGAAGGAAATTTGTAAATTCACTTAAGAAAAGTTCTTGTGCGGTTCCCAAATTCACCCCATTTTTAAGCTTAACTTTTGCTGTTATACTTATTTCTTTTTCAACCGCTGATATAACTGACACAGCAGCTCCGACAGGACGCCTTTCTTCGATATAGTTCCTTACCAATTCCACCAGGGAATCCCCTGCAGCTGCCTGCTCTGAACTGGTTATCACGACTTTTACGGTTCCCGGCCCATTTGCCAGTGGAAAAATTTTAGCAGCCCCCACCCCTTCACACTCCATTGCCCAATTATAATAATCATATTTATTTCCACTGGTCGAAGGAAGTTTCGTCTTTGTCAGGATCCGCGCACGTAACGCCTCATCCGTTTCTTCCTCACTCCCCTCACGTATAATATCAGTCAGATTTGCCTGCGTCAGCCCCGCTATATAATCAATCGCAATTAACTGCCCGGAATAATCATTTCCAATGCTACCGGGTTCTTCGCATCTCATCCGATATGCATATCCAGTCCCAGTCTGCGCCAGAAACTCTTCAGCAACATATGTAACATACATATCCGCGTTGACTGTTGAAAACCTCGATCCGGTCGGTATTTTAATATCAAAAATACCCTTTCTTTCTGCATAAGCAGCCGGCTTTCTTTCAATATTATTCTGGCTGGCAATACGGTCAAGGTATTTCCCGCAGGCTGTATCCGCATATATGCTATTTAAAATAAAAGCCATATCGAGATATACGCCTTCCAGGTACCAGCTTGCCGGTCCCAGCGCCGTTTGAATGATGGATCCTTCTCGTTTATCCAGTGAATCAGGTATACGGTCCATCTGACTTTTTAATATTTTTGAATATGTCTTGCTTTCAAAGTCAATCATATCCCCACCTCCGCCTGAAAGGATCCATAAACCGTATTCACGTCAAAGACGCAATGCAGTCCTCCTTTTCCATCTGTATGAAAAGTATAGTTCTTTACACTCCTGATACGCTTATCCACCTTCAATGCCTCTGCAACTCTGCGCTTTATCATGCTTGTTACATACTCCTCTGGTTTACCAATCAAGCCTCTCAGTTCAATACCAAAATCAGAGGAATAAATTTGATATCCGAACCGTTCTGTCTGTAATATAATTGATACAGCCTGTTTCATTGCTTCCAGGCCACCTTCCACTCTGACAATACGCCCATCTTTTATAAGAAAGGTTTCCGTTACGTAAGCAAGAGGACTACCCTGATATAAACTGTACTCTGCTGATTCTGGTAATGTAGCCACAGTATCACCTACACTTTCGCTATTACTAAATACTTCTGACCTGCGTCAACTTTTAAAACGATCACTTTGTCTCCGTTAGCAAGACCAGGATTCAGTATTACCTTTTCCCCCTGTATAGTTACAGACTTATATCTGACATTGCTGCTCATCTCCGCTACCGGCTCCACAACTTCAAACCCCGTGTTCTGGATCCGAAGCGTCAGGGGAGAGGTTGACAGGACTGTCGCATACCCTGCATCCAGCAGATCCATCGCCTTTATACAATTCTGTATCGTGATCTGTAATTCTTCAATGAATTCCACTATGCCACCTGCCTTTCTATATGGTTAATACCTTCGCCTCCACATTCATTGTGTGGTCATCACTGGAAAATTTATGTTTTACTTTTTCTAACAATAAGAAGTATCCCCTTTGTAACTCCGGTATCTCCGCAATCCTAAACATAGACATCATACCGGCCCGCAGTCCAACAACACCAGCCACCCCCGATGCTGAGATGGTTTTTAAAACTCTGTCATAGTAAGCCATCATGATTTTCCCCTGTTCACTGATTTGTGCTTCATTCAGATTCTCATCGACTTTTTCGTATTTTTGAAGCAGCCCCCATTTTGCTATGGTAGCACTGTCATTAAATACGTAAGTATCTCCCTGGCCGGTTTCTTTGTTTGGCCTTACCAGTTTAATCTGGTTATAAGTATCTGAGTCAATATCTGACGTAAACGTATAGTCAGTCAGCAGGCTTCCATTTCCTAACAGCACGTCTGACATTAAATTCTTTGCTTCCCGCAAACTCAGTTTCCCGAAATCATCAAAAAACACAAAGGTTTTTCCTGTGTTGTATTGGGTCAGCTGTAGGCCGTATTCAATAATGTCAAGGCACTCTGTGTTTTCTTTGGTCAGCGTCGGAATTATGTATCCTGTGTCTTCCAAATTTCCTGTCTGTAATTGCATATCTGTAGCAATCTGCTGGATTATACCCCCCAGATTCTTTCCAATAAAACTATAGCTTGCCTTTGCTTTTAAATACCGGATCTGATCATACGCCGTTACCGAAACCACTCCCCAGCGGTCCAATTTTATTTTAAAAACATATCCAAGGAAGATAGGCATTCCATCAACATAAAATTCTACCTTTGCTCCCTCTGTCATGTTAATGGGACGTTCCTGTATATAAGAAAAAGACAGTTCCCCAGCACTTCCTGACTGGTTCGTTGTATACGTTACCTCCCTGACAATAGGAGCATAGTCATATAAGGTGTTTTCCGTCGGATTATATACCAATAACTTATCTGTCATCCCGTCACCTGTAGCTGGTCTGCCTTAATCCAGCCCCTGTTCCCGCCGATCAGAATCGGATATGGCCGGGAAGTATCTGGAATAATCCTGGAAACAGTTGTGGTTAAGTTGTTTGCTGTACCCGTAGGCTTATCTCCATAACTACTGCTGAAATATATACCATTCGCAATCACAGAAGCTCCTACCCTCAATACAGGCGTTGTTACTGGCCGTTCCGATTCCTCTGGAGCTGCAGCCATTGGCACCTGAGTTTCAGGCACTGGCAAGGTTACTTTTATAGGTCCATAATCACGATATTCTTTAAACGAGATTTTATAGTAGACATCTCCTGCTTCCCCACCGTTATCTGTAGTTTCAAATTTAGTTATAAGTACACTGATATTGGTATCATACATGTCACTTCCTGAAGCATCTCCACGAGATATTACCAGATCACATATTTCTTTATTTTCCATTGCCTCTTCTATCAGTTCCACATAGTTTCCTGGCTCCTCCCAGTCATGTCCATTAATAAGAGGATCTGAGGAGCTTCCTGGAAAATAACATTCCCAGGATACCTCCATAAGAGAAGGCAGCCTGGGAACAATGATTTCTCCAGTATTTAATACATCATATGTCTTATGATCCGTAGGATAGGATACGGTAAGTTCTTTCGGATTCACTGGTAATTCTACAGTATCTCCTCCCAGATCCACATAAATTCTATATCCGTTTTTCATAAGCCCTCCTATGCCAGTACCACGTTACTATGAGATGCATTCTGCTTCTCAAGTTCCGTTTTCAGGATGTCCAGAAGGCCTTCTGCATCAGATCCCGGCCCACCGTTTACATTCTGTTCTACACTTAGATTTGTCTGCGGTATTGTGAGATTGACCATGGCAACATATTGGCGCTGGGAAAGATCATTGAGCAGTTTGATATTTTCATCAGCAATATTTACGTCCTTTTCAATTTTTCCTACGCTTCCAACTTTGCCTACTTTGTCTATGTTCCCACTTCCCAGACTGGATCCAAGACCTCCCATGGAACTGTTCAGCGAATCCATGCTGAAACTCATGTTATCCATTTTTTTACCAAGACCAGCACCGATTTCTCCACCTTGAGCTGCTGTTGTGCCAGTATCCAGTTTCGCCATACGCTCAATTTTTACAGCATTCTCTCCAAATGTATCGTCAACCCAATCATTCATCTGTCCACGGAACCCGGCTATTGCCCCGGACATGTCCGTGTCTAAAAGTGCATCAATCGCATTGGCTACAGTCTCCACAATACCAAGGATCGTATCAAGCAATCCAAAAAACAAATGTGCAATATTAGCTACTGGATCATTAAAAATATTAGCAAAGAACTCTGCGAAAACAGCAAAAAGATTCCATAAGTCTGCGACCAGATTATATCCAATTGCGTAAATACCTCCAAATACTGTACCAATTACCTGTCCTATCTGCTCAAATGTTGCTCCTGCCTGCAGGGCTCCATACACCGCAGCAGCCAGCAGTGTGGCAAGCAATACAAGCGGCCATGCAGCTGCTATCCATGCCATCATGGTGCTAATGCCTGCCGCCAGCATATAAGCGCCTATCGCTATCGCCGCACCAATCAGTACGCTTGATACCAAATCCCAATTTTCCACCACCCAATCAGCTCCGGCTGCCAACACATCCACCGCCATAGAAGCAACATCAGAAAGTACTTCGAATCCGGCAATCAGTCCTTCCATAATGGCCTGCCCGCTGTCACTGTTCAGCACCTCATTTAATTCTTTCATCACATCGCTCATAGACTCGGTAGCTGCATTTTTCATAACCGTCCAGGCCTGTCCCCAGGTCATAGGCATTTGCTTAAACTGCTTTTCTATATCACCAGTTGCGCCCAACATGGCATTTTTGACAATCCCCGCTGTAATCTGTCCATCTGCCGCTAATTCTCGAATTTCACCAATCGGTACCCCGAGATGATCAGCAATCGTCTGAATAATATTTGGCGCAGCCTCAAACACCGCATTTAATTCCTCGCCACGGAGCACTCCGGAACCCAGAGCCTGTGTCAGCTGTAAAGACGCTGAAGCAATCTCCTGCTGACTGGCACCGGCAATGACAAACTGTTTATTCAAATTTTCCGCAAATTGAACAACCTCGGCGCTGCTGTCAAAAGCAGATCCCGCTCTCTGCCCCAGTTTAGCTACTACATCAGCCGTATCCAGATAGGATGTCCTGGTTCTCTGGGCTGATTCATAGATCATTTGGTTCAGCTGGTCCGTCGTCTGTAGTCCATCATTCATCAGGTTTAATCTGGCAGTTGTCTGCGTCATTTCATCAGACAGGCTAAGGATTTCCTTCCCTATTGTAAAACCCGCAGCTGCAACCACAATCTTTTTTACGGTAGACAATAGCTTATTCGCTGAATTGTCTGTCTGACGAACTTTCTTGTCATGTTCCTCCTGCTTATCACCCGCTTTACTGGTATTGGCTGCAATCTGTTTCAGCGTCTCATTGATCTCATTCATTCCCTGAGTTGCCACATAGCGGGAATTATCTCCCATCTCCCGGATAGACGCATTGATGCGTTCCATCTCAGCCACAGAGGAGCTTCCTGCCTGCTTCATACCGGAGACAATCGCCGCCGCCCCACCCACAGCCGCCTTTTTCATGGTCTGATCCATATTACCGGAGGCCTGACTGATTCTCTCTAATTGTGAAATAATTGCGGCCCCCATCTGTTCCATACTTGTCTGGGCTGTAGAAGCTGCACCTTGTGCTCCGCCGCTCACACTGTCTTCCATGTGATCAGCCTGTTGACTAATGTCCACAAGCTGTGCAGCGGCTGCATCTCCCATGTCAAGGAACCTGGAAAAAGATGCGCTGAACTGATCAACCAGTATAAAATCTTCTCTTATCTCTCCCATAGTTCCTCCTTACTTTGGCCTGCTGTTAATCTCTTTTACAGCCATTTCATACATGAGAATCCTCTCGTCTTCAGATAATGCTGCTATTTCACTGGGGAGGCGGCCATGGTTGACAAACATATAGTATGCCAGTACCATGTCCCCATCCTCCCCCTTTAAGAGTTTTTTGCTTCTTTATGTTTCTCCGCAGATGTTTTTAAATCATTAAGCTTCATGATTTCTTCTGACAACAGTTTATATTCCCCAATACTCAGCATTTTTCCAAGAACATCTTCCGGATCCATGGTACCGTAATACTTGCACAGCTCACTGTCTGCAAGATCAGGTTCTTTTACGCATGCTTTCATGAGACGTTTTGTATAAGCGATATTGTCAAGAGTACTTACTACTGTGCCATTGACCTCTTTTTCTTCTCTTGAGAGTCTGGACAGTTCTTCATTCTTCTCCTGGCTGATAGCCTGGATAACGAACGGAACCGGCTGACCGTCCTCTCCTTTAAACCGTTCGGAAACAATAACTTTATTCGTCTTACCAGCCACGGGCGGCTGCAGGAATGCTTTTAATGCGCTCATATACTTTCTCCTATTCTCCCAACTGTGCTGGGGCATTGAATGCGTTTAAGACTTCTATATTTGTATAACTGAATGAAACATCCATCGTAAGGTGTTCCGCATCAGCGTCAAGAATTGCAATGGGAAGCTTCTGAAGCTTCACATTGTATAAAACAACCGTCTGCTTGCCTACAGTACCACCTTCATTCTCGTTTGTAATCTGAACCGTAAAATAAGGAAGTACTCCGGTCTTTAAATATGTTTTTAACATGTCGAGAAACTCCGGTGTTCCATAATAAACAGTAGCGCTTCCTGTCAATGATACCCCTGTTGTCTTCTTCTGTATTAAATTTGTGCCGACAACTTTAAAATCTGCCTCCTGAAACTCAGCATCACACTGTATTTTCTTCAGGCCGAACATTTCTACATTTCTGCCATTGATGGTCAAAAAAGCCCGTCCGGATTTTCCATTTAAAGCGTCGCGTTCGAGTAAAAACATACCTTACCTCCTATTCATCTGTCAGGTTAATGGTGATATAGATCTTTTCAATGGCAGCCACGGGCTGGATTGCCACGTTAATAACAACCGAATTCAGCGCATTTCCTGATAACGTTTCTACATCGTCAGCCTCAAAATTCTGAATGCCTCCGTTCGCCTGCATTTCATTCAGATATCCTACAATCCATGCCTTTAAAAGAAGTCTTCCGTCTTCGTTATTTTGTACCCTGCCTATATAATTCATGGAAAAATTCTTATAAATGTCATTTGCAGCCGTATCCAGAATGCGGATAACCTGGTTAAGTGAAAAAGCTTCTCCATGCTCAGATGAATAAGTGACTAACGTATTAATGTCTGACATGACTTTTACGCTGCCGAATTCTTCGAAAAATACAATCTGGCCGGATCCAAGAGCTGCATCACTATCAGCACTGGAAAGGCGCGGTAATGCGTCAACAGCATCCGGATATTGCGCATATACCAGGGACTCATTGTAATTAGCCCCCGCCTCTGCTCCACCTACCCACCACACAGCATTGTTTGCCGGTACCTCCGTTCCATCTGACAGAATGACCCCATTTTTTACGGAAATTACTGCTTCAGAATTGCTCTGGACTCCAGCCATGACAGCCTGGCACTTTTTCCCCAGGTCATTCCGCATACGCTTGACAAAGGCGGTGTATGCTGCTTGTACAGTACTGTCCTCACCATCATAGATCAATATATTAAATGCATAGGATTCCAGCTGATTCAGAAAGTCGGCATAAGCAGAACTACTGACGGTCCCATCAGCCCCAGCGGTCAAAGCAGTACCTGCACCTGCCGTTAATTTCCCAGTGCCAGAAAACTTCACCCAGTCATTATCATGCAGTTCTGATACATTCATCGCCGCCTGGCTGTCCTGGATCATACCTTTTACATACGTTTGCACAATAAAACTGTTTTCAATGTCCGGATCCGCAGTCACAGATACAGATATATCGTTTCCTCTTACTCCGGAATATTTAGCAGTAGCGGTCAGCGGCGATATTGTCGCAGATGCAGTTTTTGCCCCCTCTGCCTGCAGACGGTATAAAAGTACCTTTGCAGCTCCTGCCGTGTGGTCACTTCCTTTAAATATCTCACGCAGAAACATATTCTTACTGTCAGTTTCGTCGTATCCTGTGATCTCTGTGTAACTGTCTCCCGAATTTATAGTTAATATAGTTCCTTCCGGGCCCCATGAAAGAGGCTCGCAGATTGCTACAACGCCCCGGTCTCCTGTTTTGACAGCCTGTTTCATCTTAGATTTAACGTTAATATATATTCCAGGCTGCTTCTTATTCTGGCTTGTCCAGGTTCCTCCTGCCATCGTTTATTCCTTCCTTTCCGAAAAAGTTATCCAATACTTTCTTTGCTTCTTCCATTGTATACTCCGGCTTAACCAGAAGGGCTTTTGCAAAATCCCTCTGATATCCGGAGAACGTTTTACTCTTCAACAGTTCATCCGTCTTGTACAGTGTTTTCGGCATCCTTAACACCTCCCTTGTACTGTTCCATCGAATCAATAATTGGTGAGTTATCCGGGTTCGATACAATTACTTTAAGAGTAAATTGGTAATGCAGTTCCCCATCATCAATCTTCCATTCCCGTTCTGAGGTCCAGAGCTCTGCTGATTCTTCTCCGTTCACGTATGTAATACGTTCCATTACCTCATCCAATTTGTCAGCCACCGCATTCAGCTGGTCATAGGCATCTGGGATATTACGTTTTGTCAAGTATACGATGTCTATGCCTATTACCCGCCGGGTACGTCGATCCATCTCGTTTTCCATACTGGAGGGCATGAAGAACACAAAAAAACAGGGGGTTTTTGTCCCCTGCTGGTTTGGATTGCTATAAGCCTTTATACCCGGAAAATTCTGTTTCAGCACACCAGTAATGGAATTTATCAGTTTTTCAAGAGTAAATATCATTTAAAATTCTCCTTTATCCGCCTGTCCAATTCCATACGGACTACTTTGCGGTAACGTCCGATCGCCGCCTGCTTCATGTACTTGCCTTTAATGTATTTTGTCTGCGTGCCTACCATGATGCCACCCATCTTAGGATCTACTTTTTCCAATAGGGGACCATTCTTTATGAGTCCTGGTACAAAATGCTCATCCATGCGGTGACCATCATTGACGTAGGAAGCGTATTGCATATTATTGGCAAGTGCTGTCCGTGCGCTCGCCGCTGTCATGACTGGCTTTGTAACACTGTCCACTGTCCATGCCTCTGCCATCTCTCCGGATCTCGTCCCTGTACCTGAGATCGCCGCACCATTTGGCGGAGTCAATTCCGTTGCCCGTTCCACTGCCGCAATCGTTGCTCCTTCTGCTACCTCTTCCATGATCTTTGGAACATTCTGTCCCATTTTCCGCAGCTGCTCAAAACGGTTTCTTGTCGCCTGTCCAAATGACATGGAATTCCTCCTTAATCAACGATCTCATCTGCCACCAGTACTACTTCCTGATGCTCCAATCCGGAAAGTACACCGCCGACCGGATCATAATAGGGATGGGGCCGGTCAGCAAGATAGCGTTCCGGCTCCCCATGCATTCCCAACATGCCGCCCCGGATCACATGCAATTCATCTCCTGCACGGATATCCACATTCAGATCACAGGCAAGCTTATCAACAGATTCGGAGGCGGCGGCCGTCTGGCGCATCTTTAGCCCGCCTTTCTGCTTACTGTAAATTCGGCACGGGATCCGCTCTGCCATCAACTTCCGTTCCTTTTTATCCACATTTCCATGTGTCACATCAACATTTCTGTATATTGTCATGGAATCCGTGTACCAGTTCTCAAACAATGGATTATCAAATAACATAGCTTCCTCCCATCCCAATCATTCGCGCCATGGTCACCAGCTGCTGGCCGTACTGGGTTGCATTCCAGCTTCCCCATTTTCCCATTGCCTCCGTAACTGCTGTATTATCATAGCTGATCGTAGTATCTCCCATTGCGGCCTCTCTCACAAGCCCCGTCTGCTGTCCCTTTGCTGCGGCCTGCGCCGCCGATAGTGACCCGTCAGAATAGGTTTTTAAGTACAAGGTACAAAAGTGGGCCACATAAAGCCCGGCCGCATACCTCCACATATCGCAGTAACGGCTGGGAAGTATACTGCTGTTTGCGTTACTGATAAACAATTCCAGCATGGCGGAAGGCACGAGGCTTTCTTTTTGTGAGATCTCTCCGCCTTCCTCTCCTATGGCCTTTTTTGTAAACTGCGGAAAATCTGTAACAAACAGTTCTGCCGTATAAGTTCCTCTTTCCCCTGGCGCCGGCATGTTGGCCGCCGCCGCAATTACTCCGTCAAACTGCTGTCCATACATGCCAGTACCTCCTATTTCTTCGTTTGTTTCTCTTTTTCTACTTTATCCGGCTCACCAGCTGTACCCGACTTTTCGGTTTCATCTGGCCGCTGATCATGTTCTTCTGCCTTTTCCGATGCACTTTTATCCGCTTCCTCAAGCGCCCTGTCCAACTGGCTCTCAGGCGTTGCAATAGATCCATCGCTGATAGCAGCCTGGACCAGCCAGTGTGTAGCCGCCCAATCCGGAATGCTTCCGATAAAGCCGCGGGGAATAACAAGCTTTCCGCCTTCCCCGCTAATTTCAAAGTTCTTCTTGCTGTTAATAAACATGTTCCGCCCCTCCTCTAAATTCCATCAACATAACGCATGATATTCTCGTAATACAGTTCTACCTCGGAGAGGTTTGCCATGTATGCGGTGTCGTAACACACATTCTCGGCATTCGGCTGGGTCATGGCCCTGCTGAGCGGCGCCAGTTCGTCCATTGCGACATAGCGATCCTTGTTGATGTAAACGAGCATACGGTCTGTATCACCGGTTCCGGCTCCCTTACACCAGGAACAGCCACCGATATATAAATCACTGCCGTTCGTTTTTGCCACGTTATTGTCTAACAGGAACTGAAGGATTGTCTTTTCTGCCAGTTCTGTAACCTTCGTGGTTGCAAGGTAATTAATCTGCTCATACGGCATAATGATGTGGTTCGGCACCGCGTCACGATCGTACTCAGCCGCCGCCCATACAGCCAGAATCGCGTCATTGATGTCCTGCAGGATCTGATCCGGAGTCTTGTCCTTGAATTTTGTGGAACCGGAAGCTCCTGTGGCGGCCGCACTGGCAGTTGTCACATTCGGGTTATTTAAAAGCCCGGTAGAACCATACCGTTTAATTCCCACATAGGTGTTAGCATCCATATGCTTATCATAAGTCATGCGGATACCGTCACGCAGAATACTCTCCAGGCTGCGTCCTGTCAGTTTCTCACGCTGCATATCCACCCACATGATCCGCATGCCAACTGAAAAGATATGAGTCTTAAACAGCCCTTTGTCGAAGTTCGCCTGTACCATGGGGATCCCATTCGCACCCCCCGCGTGCACCGGGCCATCTTCGCTGCCTCCGGTTACACCATACTCAACATTCATAGCAGATATAAACTCTGCCCAGCCTCCGCCGACGCGGATGGGCAGGTCACGGCTGTAGGTAAAACTGGTAAGCGGCTGCCTGATCACGTTGTCTTTCTTCTCCAGTTCAGACTGTAAAAACGCACCGTTATTCGCTATTGCTGCCGCATCCATCGTTTTAAACCGCTGGGATGCCATGGCGGTAGCCGGAGAAGAAGATATAACTCCCCCATCATAAGTTCCCATATTCTTAAATTCCATATCCGCTTCCTCCTTATGCTCTGTTACAGGATAAAATTCTGAGTTCCGCTACACCATTGGCATCTTTTTCACCACGCCACTGACAATTCGTAAGCTCTACAGTTTTTCCTGTATCCTCTGTCGCCTCAAATCCGCCCACAATACCTGTTGGAATCGTCTCATTCTTGACAGTACGTACATATACCTTTCCGCCCAGTTTCGGCGATCCTACATTACACAGTACATTAATACAGCCGCGCTTAAACACGCTGACAGCCTCATCAGGCTGGTATTCTCCTGCAGATTGTGACAAATAAGCTGTGGCGCTCTTAAACTCTCTGGATGCGATTCCAACAAAATCAACAGCAGTGCTGGAAGCGCCGAATGCAACCACATCACTGTTGTTGTCATATACCAAAGGCGTTCCGAATTTAACCGCTGTACTGCCTCCCAGCGGGTGCGTGTCTACAATCATATCCGGCTGCCTGGCATAGTCGCCGGCATACCCGTGTGTCATGTTCTTACCAATAACCTGTCCTCTCATTCCTTTGTACCTCCATTCAGTTTGTGTGGGTTCATCGCATCATAGGCGGACTGATACACTTCCAGATCCATCTCCGGTTTCCGGTCTGCTAACTGCGCCGCATTTTTCTGGGCTGCCTGTGCAATCTTCGTGATATCGCTGACTGTGCTCTGATCCGTCATGCAGGCTACCAGGGAATCCGTAACAATTTTTCTCGTAGCTTCATCCTTAATTCCCACGATCACCGGCCTCAGCTGTTTCACTACCGCCGCCATAACTGCACGGTCTGCCGCACTGGAAGCCTGGTCGAACTCGCCAGCCGGTACCACTTTGGATTCTCCCTCGGATCCTGCTGGCGCTCCGCTTCCCCCTGTTAATTCTTTAATCAGTCCATCGAGAGGGTCTGCATCATGCTCTGGAGCTTCAGGTGCATTCTGCTTCCCTAAAAGCTGCAGGATCATATCCAGTTTACTATCCAGACTGGCGGAATCCTGTATCTCTTCTTTTGGTGTCTCTTCTTTCGCGGGAACAGCTGGCGGTTCTTTCCCTGCCGGATCCTCATCTAAAGCCGCGGCTGCATCTGCCGCCAGCGTTTCCAGTTCTTCCGGTGATGCATCTTTTGCCGCCTTTGCAAATAATTTAAAAAATAGGCTGTTCTTTTTCATTTCTTTCCTTTCCGGCCTTGTGGCCTCTGTTTCCTTTTTTGAATCTAAAATTGCAACATTCTTTCCGGCTCTTCCCTGTGTTACCACGGCTATATGGTTTCCCCGGATATCATGCTGTGAATAGGTTCCATCTCCATTGTCTGTATAGCTGCACTCATAGCCGCAGCTGATCTCCCGCTTGCCCCCTTGTATCGCCCGGATCAGTTCCTCGTCCTGGATATGAAGATCGGCAACCACGCATCCTTCCCACTTCCCGTCTCCCTTCCTGATGTTCTGGGCGTGTCCTCTGGAATACCGCCTGAATGTGTCCGGCGTGAGAAGTTCGGGTGGGTGTTCATCGGTAACCGGTTTGCCTTCAAAACTAGACAACGCTGCCTCTGAAAAAACTTCATCAGGAGTGCGGCTGACCTTTACCATTTTAGAACTGCTTCCATCCGGCATCAGTTCACTTTCCAGATAATCCATTTCCCCGGTCCGGGCTATGGGCACATTGCGGCAAATTAAAAAGCCCTCAACCGTTTCCATCTGGTTGGGGCTTATGGTATAGCCATAATATGCTAACATCTTTATTTCCTTTCCGTTGCGATATCGCAATAAAATACCACCTGCCATCAGTGACAAGTGGTATCTACATTCCCGATATGATTTTTTCTGCTTCCTTTTCGCTGATCTGCTCCACGAGATCCATCATACTGTCGTTTCCAATCTTATAAGGCGATCCTGACGGCTCTGATTCATCATACCCCATAATCCTGTCCATCAGGATATTATCATGATCCACAATCCAGCCCTTTCCAGACTTATATAGATATGGAACATAGTCTTCCTCTTTTCCAAGCATGTTTAAATCCTTAATCCGATAATATACCGTATTCATTGATTTTTCACCTCTTCAATATATGTTGGGATCTCCATTCCCTGAGACTGCTCCATCATCTTTTTTCTAAGGGTCCTTGCTTTGTCAGATGCCGGATCCAGTACACGCCATGCCTCATAATCCTTATGCATCCCATCTTTGATGCTGTAACTTTCTGGAGTATGGAACTGGACTTCAAACCTCTGGCCTTCTGGTGTTTTGAATGTACAGTTGATCCCATTATAAGGATTTCCCTTATTAGTCCAGAAATTCTTCACTTTTACCGGTTCATATCCCTTTTCCAACATTGCCCTTGTAATCTCTTTGTAAGATCCTACCAAGGATACCGGATTGTCCGTATAGGTATAACGAATGACGTCTCCAGTTACACTGATCGTATCCCGGATCGTCTCTGCCTCCAGACTATTTCCGCTGTCTGCATTGACTTTACGAAGAAATGATTCTTTTGTTTTCAATCGGTGTTCTAGTCCGGCCATCTTCACGCCGGTTTTCTCTGATATCGCCCTCAGATCTCCGGTTATTGCCGGCTCCTTTGCAATAATCCGGTTATATGCATTTGTTTTTCGATATACCGCCTGTGTCTGCTTCCACTTCCCAGCTTCATTATACTTCATATCCCGGAAACTTTCAAAGGTTTTAGGCACATCTTCACCGCACACCTCCCGATACCGTTCATACTGTTTGTAATCACTAAGCAATTGTTGCCGATTCTTTACCTTTTCTTTGTATGCAGCAATCTGCTTTTTGGTTCGCGGATCTACCGTAATCGGGTTCTTCTCAAAGCTTGAGAAATCCTTGTCCTTCTGAATCTGCTTCTCTGTCTTCCCTATGGTCGTGTATTTGACTAAGGCATGAAGACAGTTCGGATGGATATTCAGGTAAGTGTTCGTCAGATCGTCACTACCGGACGGATCCATCTTCCCGAATGCCTTTGTAAGCGCCGGGTAATCCGGATCCGCTCCTGATCGGCTGTACACTCTGCCTTCCAGTGGCGCGCAGATCGGACAGGTACTGCCAATTTTAACTATTTTATAGAGATCATGATCCGGGTCTGCCGTCAGAATTGCCGCCACCTCTGCTTGTCTGACTGTTGTCCTGGTCGTCATATTACAGTAATCCTGTAGGGACCACTTACGGCCTGTCTTATCAACAAAGGCTGTGATACCCTCCTGTTGAAGCTTACCCTCCATGGTCTTCGCAGCTTTCCCCGGTCCATAACCGGCAGCCTTTTCCTCGGCTATGCTTTTCAGGGCCGCTTCTCTTAAGCTCCCTGCTTCTCTCCGGCCAACCTGAAAACCTTCCTCGATGCTTTTCTGTGCGGTTTCGGCAGCCTCTATAATATCACCTAACAGATTGTTAGCAAGCTGTTCCACTACACTGGTCTGTGTGATCGTCAATCCTGCGGCATTGGCATATCCTCTGGCAGCCGCATCGGAATGATAGAAAACTTTCTCAATCATAGCCGGTACATAGTTCCAGCTTTCGTCCACCATCTCCTGCAGGATCTTCTGGGTACGCTTGAGCGCTGCCACCTCAGCATAGTCAACGTAGCCCTGGGCGCGTTTCCGCCTTATTTCCGCAAGTAATCTCTGCTCTGTTCGCAGAAATAACATACGGAGAAAGGCTGACCTGTCTTTATTATCCGGAGGCCTTATGAGATTCGGCATCACTCATCCTCCTCTGTGAATCCGGATCCCGGCAGACTTAACAGCCCTGCCATCGGATCCCGCATTGCCTTGTAATCAGAATATGTCTTCCCTTTACCTGCTTCAATATCCTCATCAGTAATGGAATTAAACATACCAGTTTCATCTGATAGTACCTTGAGTTCGTTCTGGGCCACTGACGCATCGATCAGGTCGCTCTGGTATACCGCAAGTATCGACTGTGTTTTCTTATCCACAATATCTGCCAGTTCGCTGGAGTTCGGTGTTTGTAATGGTGGAAAATCTATATCCAGATCGTCAGGGACTACGCCCCAGGCCGACAGCACCATAATGGGTAGAAGCCGTTCCATAATCGGCCGCAGCTGGTTCTCCCGCAGTCCGTCTATGTAATCGTAGTAGTTGTTCATATCACTTTCCCCTGTCGCGTTCATGCCGGCAGGGGACCGTCCAAACAGCTTTGTAACAGGAGTCTTTGCAGCTCCCGCCACGTCCATCATTACCCGGTCATACACCTCTGGAAGACCCGTGAAAGTGTACTGGGTATTATGCATCACATCACCCTTATTGACCAGCCGTGTGCCGAAGTTACTCTCGATCGCACTCTGTGCCTGAAGGGTCTGCCAAAACCGGCGCTGAGCTTCTGCATTGCTGGTAGCAAGCATTTGATCTAAACTGTCTGTTTCCATATAATTCACATTTGCCCTGAAGGTGAGCGCTGCAATATTGGCTGATACGTTGTCACGCTTGACCAATTCGCTGTATATGGCTTCCAGTTCCGATTCTCCCCAATAATTCTCAGCAACTTTCTCGTTGTACGGCAGCTCTCTTCCTGGAAACCGAAGGACCCGACTATGATGTACTCTTGAGATCAACGTGCCACTCTCTTCGTCCCTGACGGTATAATACTCCGGTAATCCAAAATCCGGATCCGCCGGGTCTGTGATCTGGCCCAGTTCCGGATAGATACCGCTCCACCGGTCTAAGATCATAAGCCCCAGAAAACAGCCGGGGAGTATCAGGCCATGATCAAGCGGCTGAGACAAGTCTTCCTGCCCGCGTATCATAATGATGCCGGCAGCTCCGCCATATAATCGTCCCCAGTACATGCCCTCTAACAGAGACTTTCGCAGATGTACCTTGCGTTCCAGACGTTGAAGAGAATCCACATACTCAGGAGCCACGTTGCTTTTAAGCGTGTACCATTTCCGCACCATATCCCCCGGTATTGTCTCAATGATGTTCTGCACAATCCAATTTTCCCGATACAGACTGGTAAGCAGCTGGTAGTTCTGGGTCATGCGGGTAAGCGGATATTGTGTAGCCTGCAGAAGATCCTGTGTGCCGAATCCCAGTCTTGCTATAGGATTGGAAAAAGCGTCCATCGTGGTAACGGGCGCCTGCTTTGTATCTGCCCGCACACGGCGGGTGTGTTTTCGTCTTGACATATCCTTCTCCCCTATTTAAACGCAATGTATATAGCAGCCATAAGTATTCCAAGCAGACTGTAGATCACCACAACATTCTGATCACTTTTTAATCCCCTTGATACCTTGTACAGACAAAAGCAAATTTCAATGATTATGCATATTTTGAATAGCGTATTAGCGATTAATAATATCCATGAAAGAATCTCAAGCATTATATTCCTCTCCTCCATTCCGGTAATTTTGTCATGCAGTAGTATCTGAGAGCGTCCGGCCCGTGATCCAGCTGCTTCACTGGCTTTTCTTCTCCACGCTCTGCCGCCTTGTCATCCCAGACATATGACCGTAGTTCCGTAATAAGTCCGGTACACTGCTCGTGGATCCGGATCTTTCCCGATTGAAACAGCGACGCTACCACACGGATCCCGTCCAGTACCTCGTTATCGGCCGGCTTGACGATGTATCCCCGGCCCCGCAGTTCTGTAATAAAACTGGCAGCCGACGGATCTGCTACAATGTCGCATTGAAAGTCAGGATTATCCCCCATAAATTCCGTCAAATCATCACCATACTGTTTATCTGTCTTCTGCGTCTTCTCTATCCGGCTATCCCATCGATATTCCCGATCAACCCATACAATATCTCCATCATCGTAAACATCAAGGTATACGCATGGATTCGTCGTTCCGTAATCCAGTGTAATGGTGCGGACACTTAAATACTCCAGTCCTTTCGGTCTGGCCTCGTCGTTATAGATGTTAGCTTCTAAGAACATGGTATAGATCAGGCCTTCTGCCACAGCCCACAGGCCCTTAATATACCGCAAAAAAAAGACACCGGCATACATGCTCCGGTATCTTGCTTTAATCTCTTCATCAAGAGACAGATTATCGTCCATCTCAAAATGCAGATACAGAAGGTTCTTGACCTCCTGATCCTTCTTTTGCAGTTCTCGCGCCTTCTGCTCCCCAATGTATCCAACTGCCCTGTCGATCCACCCAATCTTAAACCAGTGCATGGGCCCCGCCGGATTGCAGTTAAACCAGAACTTACTCCCCGTTACAGAACAACGTCCCGTAGCCTGATTCACGAAACTTTCCGGCATTAATGCAACTTCATCGAAAAATGCACCAGCTGCAGTTATACCCTGCACCAGTTCCTGAGAGCCTTCATCTTTTCCTCCAAAAATGTAGAAGTAATTTGTAATACCTTTCCGTGAAACTTCCAACATATTCGGCGTTTCTCCAGATATGTGATGAACACAATGATATCCACGGCTCCGGAGCATTGTTTTAAGGTTGGTTAGTACATTACGTTGGAAGGAACTAATCGTCTTCCCAGCCATAATAAAGTTCTGTCCATCAAACGTTGACATCGCCCAGAATACATAGGCCAGTGACATAGCGACCGTCTTACCCGACCGAATGGCTCCGTCTGCAATGATGCCGTCCATCTGGCGAACCGGAGAGTTTTCTGTCCACCAGTTAAAAATCATACGCTGTTTCTTTGAAAACGGCTTAAACTTAAATATCGGTCTCTTCATCTTCCGGCTCATAGATGCCTCCATCTTTCCAGTCTTCTCCAGCTGATCCTTTCAGTGCTTCCATAAAACCATCATCTTCCTGATCGTCTTCATCGTCCACGCCCATCTTAGCCTTTTGGGCCGCCATACGCAGATTCTGCTCTTCCAAATCAGTGGTTGACTTATCCGTCTGTCCGACTGTCGCTTTAATGGCATTAAACGCATTCACGTCACCGCGAAGGGCCTTTTCAATCATGGCCATGGTGATAAGTTCTTCATAAGTACTTTCTCCCCCATCAGCGCGCAATATATCAGACAAGCCTTCGACTTCTGCCTGCATAGTCAAAAGCCTGTTCATGGTATCTCTCATGGCAGCTTTCCGCCGCCTGGACTCGCCGGAAGCTTTACCACCTTTTGAGCCGTACTCCCTTGCTTCCTCCTTGCTTCGTTTATTAAATGGTATTAAGTTTTCATGACCATGTGCCACCACCTCACCTTCCTATCTGGCTGGTATTGTCCCTTTCAGGAGGCCCCGAACGTCCTAGATTTCAGACGTCGGGGGATAATTATGAGAACGAAAAAGGCCCCCATTTCTGGAGGCCCCAATAAACTATACAATTTTACATATTACTATTATAAATCAGTCAACCGGACATTACAAGGACACGATTTTGACACGCTCCTGTCAAGTCCTACTCCAGCATAACGGCATCAGATCCGAATAAATATATACTCAAAATATTAGTTAGTTCCGTTATCCATCTTCTGGCGGTTCGTTCTCCATACCCATACAATTCTGCAATCTCCTCATACGTCTTTTCATCAAGATAAAAAGCTTTGAAAGCATAATATTTTTCAGGTGTATTTTTTCGATCCTCTTCCTCTTTGAGAAGAGCCAGGCATTTATCTATATGAGCAATCATAATAATACTCCGGAGCTTGCTTTTCAAAATACTGTTGATGAAAATATCTTCTTCAGTAAAATCTTCCAGTTCCTCAGCATTGTCCATATCTGATAACTCAGCCACACCTTTCTCAACACTCTGGCATATGCGGTTGTAGTTTTCCATCAGTTTTTTAGTGTTCTGAAATATCCGTACTTTTTTATTCTTCCTGGCTGATCTCTCATGTTCCTTGACAGCTTCATGAGCTGCAGCCCGTGCAATCTGCTCAATGTTTTGTGGTTCCATTCTTATCCTCCTTATGCTGCATACAGGCTGTGAGCCGCCTGTGTCTCCTCGATGATTTCCACCAGATAACACTCCATGGTGGTGTTGGGGTTGCTGTGTCCCAGGATACGCTGAATATCCTTAAGTGATGCACCATGGCGCGCCATATAGGTCGCCAGGTATGTCCTGAACATATGCGGATGGAGATTAAGGCCAGTGAGCCGATCATCACTCTTAGCGAGTTCCTTAAGCATATGCCTGATGCTGTCGTCGCTAAGACGTGTATAGGCGCCTCCTGTCTTCCTGAAATTTACAAACAAAGCCTCCCCGCTGTCTGGTACCCGCAATCTCTCCTCCAGATACTCTTTGAGATGGACGATAGCCCTCGGTGTAAAGAATGCCGGCCGCTCCTTACGCCCCTTGCCGTAGATAATACACTTACCGGAATGTATATCCAGATCGTCCAGATCGAGTCCCACTAACTCGCTGATACGCATTCCAGTCGCTATCAGCAGCTCCACTATAGCCCGGTCCCTGGTATTGGTACAGTCACAGCGGATAATCTCGACCTGCTCGTCACTAAGAACCGTCTTAACCTTTTTCTCCACCTTGATCTTATGTACCTTTGCCATGGGATCCTTTTTGGGCTTGCGCTGGAGGAATCCCCCATCTTCTGCCAGGTCCTCATTCATAATCCATTTATAAAATGACTGGAAGACATGGATCTTATTATTCAAAGTTACCTCGCTGTTACCGTCGTCATATTGCTTATGGTACAAATAGCTCTTGATGTCATTCGTGGTTACATCTGCGTAGTTTTTCCGCAGAAACTGAAAAAGACATTTGAGTTCTCCCCGATAGTTTGTGATAGTGGCCTCCGTTCTCTTTTCAAGCTGCATACATTTCAAGAACGTATCTACAACCCGAGGTGTATCATCTACCCACTCAGCCGGCAGCTGCTCTTCCTGCTCGTTCATCAGGATTGTGGCATTCATTAAATTCATATACAGCGCGGCCTCAATCTGCTTAAGCCTTTCCTGCTCCGCCCACATCTCCATCTGACTGGTTAAAGTATCCATAACGTTCATCACAAACACATCTGTATTAATCGCTGACTGCATATTATAATCCTCCTTAGATTGGTATTATTTTCCATTGATTTACCGCTCCAGGAATCGTATAATATACCTAGAGCTTTACAGTAGCGGTGGGGTCATCTTGGCGGGTGTCCACCGCTTTTCTTTTTTATTTTCGCACATATGTTCGTCTCGTTTGTTTTTTTATTCCGGGGATTTCTCCCCGGATTCTTTTTTTTGCTGTCTGGCCGGTATTCGCAATTCTTTTACCGGGCAAGCTGCTGTGTAACAGTATGCTGGCATTGTTGCACTCCAGTTTTTCACAGGAGGAGCAGTTGCCGCCGCGTCGGCCTCTGCCTGCGTGATGCTTTGAACCTGCAATTTAGTAGCGTGTACCTCTTTTGAACTTTTTCGTTTTCTTCTCAATTTATCTCCTCCCTTCGTTCGGAAAGTATCAGTTTAATGAATTATAGCTTTCACAAATGCTATCTACTACAAATCTCAAAGCGTCTCCAGTTTTCATTCCCTTCTCAATTGCTATCTTTTCTACAATAGTCTTACAAATGGCCCCGATCATTATCAAAGAATCCAATGTATTACTTTTGTTGATTACTTTTACCTTATGCTTTTTTTGAAAACACATTATAAATCTCATAACATTTTCCTCCAGACATTTGATATTTTTCGACATTTTGATATAATAAAATCAAATTAATTGAAAGGACGTGATTTTTATGCCAGAAGGTTTAGATCAACTTGCTAAAGGCATTGGAAAAGCTATCCAAACAGTTCCAGAATTATACCAAGATGCTTTTCAACCTACAGTTCAAGAAACGGGAAAGCTTGTTTCTCGAATACCGCGCGCTATTAATGCAGCATTCTCAGGACTCGATAAATGGATTCTAAATAGAGAATACAGCATCGATGAAACAAAAAAACTACTTGCTCAAAAGCTTGAAAACGTTGAACCAGAAAAAATCGTTGAGCCAGAACCTTATGTAGCTATTCCTGCAATTCAAGCTATATCTTATTCTATGAATAGTGAGGAACTAAGAGATTTATATGCTAATCTTCTCGCAAAAGCGATGAATACCGATACAAAAGAATCCGTTCATCCCGCTTACATAGAAACAATTAAGCAATTATCCCCTGAGGATGCTGCATATTTCAAACACATTTATCCACTAGAAACACGACCACTAATTGATGTTAAACTTGAACTACCAAACTCTCTTACTGCCACTATAGCCACAAATTCCAATCTGTTTAGCCTAGGATATACTAAAAACTTTGCTCTTTCCCTTGACAATTTATGTAGGTTAGGTTTAGTAAAAATACCCGACGGTATTTGGTACGGAGATGATTCCATCTACGAGCAGATCTTATTCGCTGTAAAATCAGAGTACACACTCGAAAAGTACAATCACTTAAGACCAGATGCCACCGAAATATCTTTTACAAAAAAGCGCATTGATATCACAGACTATGGGACTAGCTTTTATACCACCTGCGTAGTTTAATCACTTGTTTTCCTCCCTCTTTTTATGAGGGAGGGTATTTATTAAACAAAATTTTAATTATGTGAAAACAACCTCAAGCGTTTTATTATCTATGTATCCCGCTATTTTTTGATGCGGATACTCACCGCTTGCAAAATTGCACTTGCTGAAATCATTACCACATCCTTGTATAGAGTAACCTTCCGCTCTCAACCTGTTGCATACCTCGTTATGTGCGATTGCCTTTTGCAATATCTTATCTGGCACCATTCTCTTTTCCTTTCCTCCGGTTCTCCCGGAAAACTTAATTTTCATTGCATTCTTGTTCAAAATAATCGTCCACATCTTTATAAATTTCACATTCACCTCTTTGTAATTGTGGACAATCCTCGTCGCATCCATAACTCATACCATATTTCTCACAATCCGTCATAATGCTTGAAGCTGTAACTCCCAACCCTAATTCAGCTAAAGTGTATGCAAATGCAATTTTTTCTTCCATATCCTTCCTCCTGGAAAAATATTAATTTTCTGCCTCATATGGTTTCGGCAGCGACATCCAGGCAACCACATGACAGCATTCCCTTAAGCTGTCACTCGACCGCCATATTTTGTTGTTTGACCCGTACCATGCAGTATATATACCACCACCCTGTAATTGCACCAGCACTTCTTTTCCAGCCTCCGGCAGCCGCTCCACCACCGGAATCCAACGCATACTATTTTCCACCTCATCGACCACTTGCAGCAGCGCTTCGGCATTATCTCCATCATGCCACGCAATGTATTTTTCCGCAGCTTCCCTTAACTTTCCCATAAGACTCCCTTCTCTATTCGATTTCGTCATATTCCCCGCCCATGCTTGCGTGTAAGGCCATCATGGCATCGTGCATCATACAGGCTTTTTTATACATGACTTCCGACGGCTCTGTCCCGCTAGGCTTTGAAGAATCCCGCCTGTCTTTCCAGCGCAAGAGCTCAACCATAACCATATCCATCGTGTATGGCCTATCTTCCTGGACCTCTTCATAATCTGCATCGATCACTGGATCCGGATCTGCTGGCTTAACAGGTGCTGCTTCTGAATCCTGCATTTCTCTCCACTCTTCAAACGCTTTCCGTACCTGTGTCCCGAATCGAATATAGCTACATATCCCCAGGTCCTCGTTGCCGCGCGAAAACTCTATGATCTCTGCGCAAGGATACGCGATTACATCATCGCCTATTTCAATCGCCCGATCTGTTTCATCCGCCAGATCCTCCAGTCTCCACTTGATTGTCTCATCGTTTAGGCTACCTTGTAATATGCTGTACCGCAGGCGTTTCCCTTTCTTTTCCACCAGTACGCGGGCAAGGTTCTTGATATATTTTTCTTTGGCCTGCGGCAAGCTACCAAATTTCCAACTTTCATCTGGCGCCGGATCCTCATAGACGTGCTGGATTTCTGGCTTAATCGGTTTGGGTGCTTCCGTTTTCTGCTCCGGCTCCTCCGGTCTCAGCTGCGAACTGTTACACTCCCACTTGCACTCTCCGCGCTTCGTACATTCCCAGCAACATGACCGGCCGCAATTGCTACCATCTCCAGGTATGAGTTTCTGCGTCTCTGGCACTGTACAGCTGTATCCTTCTCGGTGTATGCAAGGTGTAGGGTTCGTATTCAATGCCTGCGTTTGCTGATCTGGATTATTATTTTGTTCGTCTTGCGCCTTCTTAAGTGCAACCACATTCCACATGCTCTGCACTGCAGCACCTGTCTCTTATACACATCTGACGCTGCCGAC